GGTTCTTTGGCTTCGGGTTCTTTGGCTTCGGGTTCTTTGGCTTCGGGTTCCTTGGCTTCGGGTTCCTTGGCTTCGGGTTCCTTGGCTGCAGCAGAATCGGCCTGGGTTTCAAGTTCCATATCCCGTTCCTTGGCTTTTAAATCTGATAAAGTTTCAACCAATTGACGATTATTCAAACCATTGGTGTCAATTTCCAATTCTAATTTCTCTGAAATTAGTTGGATTTCATTTTTTAAATCTTTGTTGCTTGGCATAATTTCCCTTTGTTTTAAAAAAATAGGCCCACAAAAGCGGGCCTATCTACTTCATTTTGTGCTCGGTATTTCTCCTTGGCTATTAGATGCCAGTATCTAAACAGCCAAAAGTGTCTATTGCCGTAGGGATGTACAATGGTCTTGAACCGACACCCCCGAAAAGTTGTTCGCCATCGTTAGAAAGCCAAACATTTGTGGAAAGATCCATTCCGCCTTCAGCATTGGAAATTCTGCTTGGTAGTTCTGGAATCAAATTCGCTCTAACACCAAGATCATTGCCAATATTGGGAATCGCGCCAAATGTGGCATCAAGTCGGCTTGAATCAGACATCACGATAACTTTATCATCGGCAAGGAATTTAACCTTGTTACCTGTTTGGGGGTCTTTATATCGGCCACCATAGGTCCAAATGTCAAGTCGATAATTTCCAATTTCCACTGTTCCACGATATTGACCACCATTTCCGCGCATTTGCATACCAGAAATAGTTCCTAAATCGATTCTTCGGGTTTCATAACGCTTTTGGACATCAGAATCTTGAACGAATTGTTCAAAGGATCCTTCACCCATAATTAGAATATTGGGATCGACTAAACCATTGTTTCTTACGACATTAATCAAAGCGAGAAGATCGGCAACCTTTGTGCTTCCTCCAGCATTCCATGCTGTTCCAGCTGTGGGAAAATGGGCTGATTTTGGCTTATAGTCAATTGTATACAATGTTGTTCCACTGATATCCTTCAACGCAACCACACCAGATTGTAAAACTTGCGATGCCTGCAATTCCATAGCTCGACGTATTTTCCTTTCAACTTTTCGCATACCGGAAAACATCTGAGAAATGATATTTGCTCGAAAATCAGGCGATTCGAAAGGATTTTGACCCGGTTGACGCTTAATCATATCAAAAGCATTCAATGTGATCGCTTCCTTATGAATGGGTGGTTTGAAGCTTTTGTTGGTATATATATCATTTGAATTCATTCTGTAACCTGTTGTAAGGTCTTGAATTACAATTGATACATCTTCATCGCTTCTAACGATGTCAATTTCAACTTCTTCTGATGAATGAAAGTTCACTTGAGGACTTCGGAAAAGTCCAGAAAGGAACATCATTGGGGAGGCTTCTTGATTATAAGCCTCAATCATCCTTTTTGTTGCAGTTGTGCTCATTTTACGTTCCTTTACTGATTATCTTGAATGTTAAGTTCCTGCACATCGATTGGGACCAATCCGAAATCACGGAGTTGATCAAGAATGGCATCTGTAATGTTGCTTCCATCGCCATCAGCATCGATTATCAGGCGTTCTTTTCGATACAAGCCTTTTACGCCTGCTCTTATTGGGATATCACCCGCGCCAGCCGCGACAACATCATAGGTTAAAATTGCTTTCGGTTTTTGAGCCCCTCCAGCACCTGCAATTGCAAACACAACAAGTGTTCCATCTGCAGCGACAACTAAGGCAAATTTATCGCCAACGATAAAATCAGCCACGCCATCAGTAATTTTAAATGTCATTCCAGCAAGTTCAAAAGTTGTTTCAGCACCAGCACCAGCAGTCATAATCAGACGCGCGTTTATCAGGGCACCATTGGGATCTTCCAATTTAAAAATTCCGCCATTTGTAACGGCCTCAATACATTCCAGATTCCAAGATCCAGCAATTGGAACTTCGGGGCCTGCAACAACGGATGCAAGGGTTACGGTTCCATCACCAGTGTTCCCAACATCAGGGGTTACTGTAATGGCATCCTCAACTTCTTTTCGTGCAAGAATAGTACCTGATAAAATAGTATCTGCACCGGCAGCTTTCAAAGTTTCATCTCGGAATTGAGCATCTTTTAAAATGACATTCCCGATATCGTTGTTTGTTATGGTTAGATTTGACATTTAAAAGACCTCTTTCTTTTTATTTAGCTGATATTCCAAGTTTTTCTTCAACGAGGGCAACAACTTTGTCACTTGAATCGCCATCTTTGTTTTCTGGATCTGTAACATCACCAGGATTGTCATCCTGTCGATTTTTTAAATCCTTTTTATTCATTCCAGCTGCCATATATTTAGCCTGTAAAGTGGCAGTCATCTCAGTGCCTTCTTTTATGGCTGTACACGCTGTTTCCATTGCGCCAGAACTTTCGCCCATGACTAAATGTGCTGAAACCCGGTCACGCTCTTTTGCGATTCCAAGATTTAAAACCTCCCCATACAAATCGGGGTGTTTATTTTTAAATTCTTCGAGATTCATATGTTCAACCTCCGGTTTGGGTTTGGTTTTGCCAATCTCTTTGGCGGGTTTACCTAAATTACTTTCAAACTTTTTTTCAAACTTTTGTCTGACTCTATCAGGTATATTATAAAAATTCATTTCAGAGAAATCAAAATAATTCGTACTTTCTTCATTTTTATCAACAACTTTTTGCATTAATCCTTTTTCAACTGCCTGATTTGCAGTAAACCATGTTTCCTCAACCATCATAGATTTAATTTCTTCGGTTGTGGAATCCTTAATAAAGGAGGCATAAACATTAACTAGGTTGTTTTCTATACGATCAAGCCGATCAGCAGTTTTTCTTAAATCCTTAGATGTTCCAAAACCCATGCCTTGTGCCTGGTGAATCATCACTTCTGCATTTTCAGAAATTTCCCTGGTATCACCGGCAAGCATAATCAATGAGGCAATACTTGCGGCTAACCCGGAAACTTTAACATTTACAGTTCCATTATGAGATTTGAGAGAATTGTAAATAGAAAATCCGTCAGTTACCGATCCGCCCGGAGAATTGATATCAACATTGATTGATTTTTCTTTATTCTCATTTAAAAGTTGTTTGAATTCATCAGATTGAGTTCCCCAAAAACCAATGACATCATGTAATAAAATATCAATCGAATCATTTGCTTGATTGATCACGTGTGACCAACATGGATTTTTTTTAGTCAATTGAAAGATTCCATTTAATTTTAAATCTATAATTTTTCATAATATGTCATTTTTTAAAGATAATAATTATAAATACTTTTTTTTTAAATCCTATGCTATAAAATAAATGATTATTTGTTTTTTTAATATTATTGCATTTCTTCCATATGACCTTCAACGGTCGATTGCATATTTACAAGGCCTGTCAAATCATCTTGGATGACCCATTGAATAGCAGTTGAATCTGTAACTCTAATGGCCATTCCATGCTTATCTTGACCAGAAAATGTAATTCTTGCGGTTAAACCAGTATTTCCAGCAGGCGCATTTGCTGAATAATTCACATCATAACAAAAAAGTTTTATGTCAGCATTTGTTTTAAAATTGTATAGGGTTTTTTGATACCCATCAATTATCCTAAAAACTAAACCATTAGTTAACGCCGGTAAATTACCGAACTTGCCATCATCCATGGTTGTATTATCGCCTAAAATCTGAATTATCGTTCTCGTAATGTTTATTGGCTTTGTCCCAGCTCTAAACGTAAATATTTGTGGGGTTACGCTTCCATCAACGGCCATATTGCTTGTTACTATTCTTCCTAATGAAGTTGCTGAAGGAAAAATATTATCTATTGGCCTATCAATCGTTATTGTATCATCGGAAACATTTTTCACAACTGCTTGAAAGGATCGATCGCCCACAACATCTAATAATAGAACTTCATCAAGGCTATCTATACCATGCCCACCAGTAGCCACAAATGTATAAATCAAAGTATCTAAAGTGCTTTTTCCCGTATTCTGTGCAAGAGTAAAATTACTAATTGACTTATTGAATATCGATGCTTCTAATTCATTTACACCAGGTTTAGTAGTTACATCATACCGAAATATATAAGGAAGTGAATCAGAACCATCACCTGTGGCTTGAATATATTCAAGATGTCCAACGATATTCCTTTGTATATAGTTTCCAGGGTGACAAAGTGATAATAAAAATAAAATTAAAATTGAAATGATTTTCATTTTCCATTCTCCAGTTGATCAATTAATTCATTAACAGCCTGTATGCTTTCAGAATCCAAGTTTGATAAATCTTCAGCTTGCTTTTCTCCAAATTCCTTTTTAAATTCGGCAATCGGCCTCATTGCTTCCGCTTTCTGCTCATTTTCCCTTTTTAATCGCTTAACATTTTTTGAAAATTTTGTTCCAGTGGTAATACGCGCCTCCCTGGCGTTCGTGCTCCAACCTTCATCAACAAGCATTTTTGAACCCTTTGCCTGCTTTAACATATCGGTTGATGGTTTAATATTTCCGTACCACTCAACAGAAGTCCATGCCCCATAAACATCATATTGACTTGAATCCCGCCAAGCATCCAAAAGTCCATCAGCTTGAATTTTCCCCAATAAAACTTCACTTAAAAGCCATGAATTTTGAATTGGAGTACAAAAAGATTCCCCAAAATCAACCCATATTTTATTTAAATAAATTTTAAATTCATTTATGGCGGCCTGGGAGGCAGAATAATTATTTGAAAATGCTAATCGCAAAATTTCAGGGGGAATTTCATTAGCCCATGCAACAGCTTGAATTATTGCTTCTTCGAATTCCCCAAAAGCCTGATCAGTACCTTGATTATTAAAACCCTTTGGCTCTTCCCCAGTTTGCAATTCTTCCATGATAAGCCCTGGCATATGCTTTTCAATATTAAATTTTCTAGTTGTGCCATCGGAATCACTGACAGTTGCCTGGTCTTTTCGAACCGCACCATTGCTAATTGGCAAAGTTCCCATTTTATCTTCTTTTTTATAAATAAACATGGCAAGCATTGAATTGATAACCGCCTTGCGCTGTACCGAATCTCGATACCGATCGATTTCTTTTAATGACTGCAGAACTAAAGAAAGAATTGGTTGCCCCCGAACTTCCCCCATGCGTTTTTCCGTCCCGTAAATTAGCCATGCTACTTTTCGACCTGATTTTTCACCATAGGCTGGAATTCTTTTTGAATTCAAACCATCTTGATTAACCCAGAAAGCCACTTGCCTTCCTTTTGAATCCATTTCAACACCATGAACAATTTTATTGCCTTTTCTCAAATTAGGTAATGCACTACTCACTGGCGATTGAACATGATTTCCGGAAATTAATTGGATTTGTGGTAAATTTGTTTTTTGAGACATTCTTAAAATTACTAGGCAATCGCCCGTAATTAAACTTTCCATCCGGGCAGCCCTTTGAATTCCCCCAAAAGTATCTACTTCCCTGTAGTCGCATATTCTGGGATTCTTACCCCAAAGATTAAACCTGGTTTCAACATTTTCAGTCCAATCATTTAATGAATCCTCTGGTAATCCAATAACCATTTCATCTGGACTGCATTCAGGCGACAACCCGGTATTTATTTCATTTGTAATCAAACGTCTAATTAAACCTTTTGCATAAAGATTTTCATTAAAAAGTTGAGCAGATCTATATCTTAATGTCCAATAATCAAGTTGTTGGATCTGAGTTGGTCCAAATCCACCATAAAATTTTGACCCGTCAAAAATAGAACTCTCAAAGGGTGATGTACTTGTTTGACCTGCATAATTCCAAGGGTTTAATTTATCTACATCAATGACATTGTTGTTATTATCATTTGTTCCACTTTTCATTGATGCAAAAATTTCATCCGAGGAATCTTTTTCCCCAAAATTTAAGCCGAATAACTTCACCAGGAAGGCCTTGTGACTAGAACGCCAGTGCCATTTAACCTTGCCTCCATTGTGCAAAGCCTATTGTAAAGCGATTCTAATGTTTTTTGCAAATTTCCTAAATCCTGCTTTTTCACTCGGGTTCTAGTTTGGCCTGTATCCAAAGTATATTCTTCAACGCCACCACTAGATATGGCTAAAATAGCCGTTTCATAGGATTCAATCTGAGCCTTAACAGCAGTTATTCTTGATTGTAAATAGGTTTTATCCATGGAACATGAAAATTTCCTTCTGATTAGGATGTTGATTAATATTCCTTTTTAATATTAAATAATTTAAGGTTTTAGACAATATATTTTTTCCTTTTCAAGATAATCCCAAAATTTAACCCAATCTACTTTCTCAATCTCGAAATATTGGATGCATAATTGATAAGCGATAATTTCAACAGCTGCATGACCATAAACAGTTAAATCCCACAATTCATTCCGTGCATTCCCTGGACGATGCCAGTAATATGTTTTGATGCCTTTTTCATCTAATCTTTCACGCCTCGATTCTACCGTTAATTCCTTCAATTGCTTATCGGTAATATCAATTGGGGCATTGAAATGATATGGCTTTTGTTCTCCCGAGCCCTCAACCCATTCCCTCCGCAATACGGGTGCCATCCTGTCTTTATAATGATCAACCAAGATTCTGTATCCAACCGTTCCACTTTGGGTTGTAAATTGTGCGAATTCCTTAATATTTTGATTTTTTGCAGGCCTATCCCGGCCTAAAATGGGATAAACTCCGGATGCATAATCAGCACAAAAACTTGTTACGGTATCATTTGAATATCCAGCATCGATCAGGGTCATGGCAATTCGATATTGGGTTTTATCGTCAGCTGTGAATATTTTTTCTTCAATTATTTCTCGTAATTTTCCCCAGACTGATGAACTGAGACTATCACATGAATCTGAATCATCTTTTGCCTCAATGTTTAAATAATCGATTATGTAGGATTTTGAATCTTTGCACCAACCCATGACAGCAACGGATAAAAACGATTTATGAACATCAACCTGGCAGGTAAGGAAAAGGATTTTACTTCCACTGTTTTTTTCCGCATAAATATTTGGAATAGTCCCCAATTTGTAGCATGTCCGGCGATGCCCTGAAACTGATACGAAAATTATTTTAGAACCCATAATTTCAAAGGGTTCTGCTAAAATATTGTTGTAAAAAACTTGGTATTTCTTGATGTCTTTTACCTTTCTCTCAATTGGATCGAATCCCTTCAAATAAGCTGAAACGCATTTATACCAGGGTTGCATCCCGATCGGACTATAAAACGCCGGCAGATGATATGACCTAATATTCGGCTCGCTTGGTCTTTTTGTTGGCTTCCAATGTGCCCCACCATCCTTTTCAGAAAATAAAAGTTCCTTATCCTGTTCATAATGTGGGGCTCCGCATTCTTGGCAACAATATCGGACCGATTCTAAAATCAATGAATCATCTTCTAAATCCCATTGAAAGCCACCGATTATTCCAGTTTCTTTATTTACTTTTTCCCAGCGCAATTCCTGGGGAAATCCACATTTTTTGCATAGAACCATGTATTTTCTTTTGTCACCCTGATTGTATCGGTCATCAATTTTTGATGCACCCTTTATTAGGGGAGTGGATCCCCTAAATATTTTTCTTCTTTCCCAATACGCGGAACATCTATCATCCGACAAAGAATCTGGATCACCATCTTTGCCGACATGATCAGGCCATGCATCGATTTCATCTTTTAGCATTACGCAAATGGAAGCCGATCTCATTTTATCTGCATTTCGAGCCCCGAAAAGTGTTAAATATCCTCCTCCCTCAAACTGCAGTTGAGTTGATGTTTTTCCAGTTTTGCGATTATTGGTTGGGTCATAAGCCTTGATAATATGCCTAAATCCACTCTCATTGAACATTGGCAAAAAGTTGTTTTCCATTCTTGTCATTGCAAGTTCTTTGTCTGCAGTCATGTACATCATAGGAAGGGTTTTTATGTGGGATGCAAAATAAAATAGCCCGGATTCTAACAATGTTGAATAAGTTATTTGTACGCCTTTTTTGACATTCACTTCCCTTACTGGTGAATTGACATCAAAACAATCCAAAATTTCCCTCATATAGGGATTCACATCATATCGAATATAACCAGGCATTGGAGTGACCAATTCAGGCAAATATCGATTTTTTTCATTAAATTCAACCGGCGAAACATGGACAACTTCATCAGTTAGACTCCCTATTTCATCAAGAATCCAATCTTTCCCAATGTCTTCAATTTTTGGCATAGTCCCTTAATCCAATAAAAATGAATTTTTAAAAATATTTCTAATCCTCTAAAATCCTTTTAACTTTTGATTTTATAGGCCTTATGAAGCTTGTAATTTGTTCCTTGACGTATTTTTCAACCTCAATTGGATCTTTCCCCGCCCCTGTCATTGCCATAACGCGACGGGAAATCGTTTTTGCACCATCAGTCAATAATTTTATATGAGCAGAATTAATTGGATCTATCATGGCTGTTTTTACTAATTCCCGGGATACCAATTCACCACTCGATTGAGCGTTTTTAATTCTTTTTTCGTTTATACTTTCAATTGTTTGAGTAGCTTTCAACCAGTCAAGAAATTGGGCATCGGTCCCAAACTTTTCAATCAGTTTTTTAAGTGGCCATTCAATAAATTCAACAATATTTTCAGGAATCAATAAAATTTGGTTATCGTCAACTTCATCGGTTTTTTTTGAGTTCTTATTTTTGGGAATGGCTTTTAATTTTGGAACTTTTCCATTCTTGAGCCTTTCAGCTGCCGTACTCCCCTTATAAATCCCATTGAGCCTCATTAGCTCAATTATTTTTTTTGCCCTCACATTTCCGATTTTAAAAATACTTCTCAAATGTTTGCCAGTGAATTCCCCAGAATCAACACAAATTTTGACCGCATCGTTATACAACGGATCTTCGGTCGGTTGGCTTGCATTTTTTTCGATGTACGCAATGGCGGAAGGATGATCCATGTCTATCCGCTTTCCAACTAATGCGGGTTTTAAAACTGTATCACAAGCCTTAGTCACTGCCGGGGCCGAAACACCTGATAATTTAGCCATACGGGCGCGGGTAATGAGATTTGTTAACTTCGGGGCCATTTTTCGTAAAATATAATTTTTGAGGCCCGAAAGTTAACTATTAAAAAAAAGTCAGATTTTATTCGAGAGTTGCGCGGTCGAATCAAAAC